GCACTAGTCAAGACTCCTTACTCAAAAGTCAATTACACACAGCAACAGATTGATGAATTTGTTGCGTGTGCTGATCCTGTGACGGGACCGCAATATTTCTTAGACAACTTCTTTTACATACAGCACCCTACTCGAGGACGCATGCTGTATCATCCGTACGAGTACCAGAAACGCCTGATTGATGTTTACCACAACTACCGTTACAGCATCTCCATGATGCCGAGACAGACTGGTAAGTCAACATCAGCAGCTGGTTATCTGTTATGGTATGCTATGTTTGTGCCAGATTCTACTATCCTTGTTGCTGCCCACAAGTATACCGGCTCGCAAGAAATTATGCAGCGTATTCGATATGCTTATGAAAGTGTGCCAGATCATATTCGTGCCGGTGCCACAAACTACAACAAGGGCAGCATAGAGTTTGATAACGGCAGTCGTATAGTTTCAGCTACCACAACTGAAAACACCGGCCGAGGTATGAGTATCTCGCTCTTGTATGCTGACGAATTTGCATTTGTGCGTCCCACTATTGCCACTGAGTTCTGGACTTCAATCTCACCTACCTTGGCAACTGGTGGTAAGGCCATCATTACATCAACCCCAAACTCAGACGAAGACCAGTTTGCGTTGTTGTGGAAAGGCGCCAACAAGTGCGAAGATGAATACGGCAACCCTACCTTGGTAGGACAAAACGGATTCAAAGCTTATCGTAGTTTTTGGAACGAACATCCCGATCGCGATGAATCTTGGGCACAGCAACAACGTGCCGCCCTGGGTGTAGATCGTTTCCGCAGAGAAATGGACTGCGAGTTCTTGATTGCAGATGAAACGCTTATTGCTCCGGCCAAACTGATCGACTTACAGGGCCGTGATCCCTTGTACAAAACTGGTGAAGTACGCTGGTACAAACGGCCACAACCCGACCGTATATACGTTGTAGGACTAGATCCCAGTTTAGGCACTGGCGGCGATCCAGCTGCCATACAGGTGTTTGAAGCCAACACTACTGAACAGGTAGCAGAATGGCGTCACAACCGCACAGACATACCCACACAGATCCGTATCCTGGCTGACATTATTAGACACGTAAACGATGCAGTCCGTGATCCCAAAAGCATTTACTATTCAGTAGAAAACAATTCAATCGGCGAAGCTGCCCTAATCAGCATCAATGAATACGGCGAAGAAAACATACAAGGTTATTTCCTCAGCGAAAGCGGAAAAAACCGCAAGGGATTTAACACATCAAACAAGCCCAAATTAGCAGCCTGTGCCAAGCTAAAGCACCTGATCGAAAGCAACAGAATGACCATTTCCAGTCCTAGTCTTGTAACCGAACTCAAAAGCTTTGTGGCACACGGAGTCGGATATGCTGCCAAACCCGGCGAAACTGACGACTTAATCATGGCCACTATCCTAGTGACTCGTATGCTACAAGTATTACAAAGCTATCACAGCGATCTTGACACACAAATGCGCGATCACCAAGACAACATTATAGAACCATTGCCGTTTGTTATGACTATGTAATATAAATACAAGATGGAAAACTCAGCACAAAACCAATTATACGACCTACTAGTGACCAGGGACCTTGACCCTGAGTTAAAAGATGCCTTAGGCAAGGATGTAACAGATCCTGCAGAAGCCGACATGTTTACGTTTGACTGGAAAACACCAAACAAAAACTACGGCACAGTGGTAATCTTAATAGGACAAGATAGAAATCTCAAGATATTCTTTGGTGACAATCTTGGTCGTACCATGGAAAGCGATGACAAAAGTGACTGGTATGAATTCCTAAATCAAATCAAGCAGTTTAGTGTGCGCAACAACCTAATGAATTTTGAGATTGAAAACCTTAATCGGTTAAAGTATACCATGCAAGGTATGGCTGCCATCAAGGAAGGCCTGTTTGAAGGCTATTACGGTAACCGAAAAGTCAGCTACAGCGATCAACCCAAGCAGACACGCTTGGTAATCAAACACAATCGCACCTTGGGCGAAGATGATGCTCGTTTCCGTTATGTGGAAAGCCTGTTTGTAGAAACTGGTGACGATCAACGATTCAAGCTGCCATTTACCAACTTAATTGGTGGACGTGCCATGGCACGACACATTGCCGAAGGCGGCACACCGTATGATGCTTTTGGTCAGCACATCTGCGAAATCGTCAAAGAAATGAACATCTTGAATAAGTTTGTTCGGGCTTCGCGCAACAAACAGTTTGATGGCGAAGCTGCTGACCTAGCAGAATCTGCTGTGCGTCACTATCAAGATCTCAAAGCCAAAGCCAAACGCATAATCAGCCAACGTGGATATCTTCAAGAATTACAAATATTTGACCCAGCCGAAATCACCAATGCTGAATCGGTAGCAGAAGACATCAGAAACATGTTTATTGAACAAAGTTTGGATGCTAGAATCGAAGAAGCCATTCCGGTTTTAGCTCGACTATCAGCACGTAAGGACAACAGCATGAAAGAAATTGCCGAATTTGAATCTTGGGCCAAGACTGTGGCAGAAGGTACTTGGTCAACGCCTGACACACCCGAAGCTGAAAAACAGCTCAAACAACTACTAGCACAAGAGTTGCCGGTGGGACCAGATGCAACCAATGCCACAGAGCAACTGTATAGTGTGTTTGGCGATGACGAGCTGTTTGATCAGCTGGCCGAGTTGGCTGCCCAAGATGCCAACGCCGATGCTAGACCCCTGATACAAGCACGCCTGGCCGAACTGGGCATCAACATCGAAGTCCCAGCCAACGAAGTGCCCGCACCTGCTGATCCTGCTGCTGCGGCAACACCACCTGCGGAAGAACCAATGCAAGCTGAAGATATAGACACAGATGGATTCATGATGTCCAAGCGCAGCAACATGAGCAGCGAAAGCGTTGAGCGCATTTTGCGATTGGCACAACTGCTCAAATAAAATTGCCTTTTAGTGTTGCGTTGATAAATACTTTCACGTATAATCAGTGTTGTTATACGTTTGTATATACATCTTAAATCAACTTAAAAAGGCAACTTATCATGGCATCATTAGCAGAAATCAGAGCAAGACTCCAGGCAGCAGAATCAAACAAAGGTGGTCAATCATCCGGTGGTGGCGATAACGCAATTTATCCGCACTGGAACATGGAAGAAGGTAGTTCCGCATTGTTGCGTTTCCTTCCAGACGCAAATACCAAAAACACATTTTTCTGGGTAGAACGAGCAATGATTCGTTTACCATTCAACGGAATCAAAGGTGAAATGGATACCAAACAAGTACAAGTACAAGTACCATGCGTGGAAATGTGGGGCGAGTCGTGCCCAATTCTTGCAGAAGTTCGTACCTGGTTCAAGGACAAGAGCCTTGAAGAAATGGGTCGTAAGTACTGGAAAAAGCGTTCATACGTGTTCCAAGGCTTTGTACGTGAAAACCCAATCTCCGAAGATAAGAATCCAGAAAACCCAATCCGTCGATTCATTATCGGCCCACAAATCTTTGCAACCATCAAGTCGGCCTTAATGGATCCTGAACTTGAGGAATTGCCAACAGACATGTTGCGTGGTTTGGACTTCCGTATTGCTAAAACCAGCAAGGGCGGATATGCCGACTACAACACATCAAAGTGGTCACGCAAGGAATCAGCCTTAACTGAAGCTGAACAAGCAGCAGTTGAGCAGTATGGTTTGTTTGACTTGTCAAGCTTCTTGCCAAAGAAGCCAACAGATGTTGAGCTCCGGGTTATGAAGGAAATGTTTGAAGCGTCAGTGGATGGTCAACCTTACGACACAGAGCGTTGGGGTCAGTACTTCCGCCCAGCCGGGGTTCAGGCACCAGCAGGATCATCGACTGAATCCTCAGCATCGGCGGTTGCAGCAGTAGCTAAATCCGCTGCACCAGTTGACGACGATGTTCCATTTGAGCCAGATGCTCCTGCAGTAGCAGCAGCATCAGCACCAGTTCAAGCTAAACCAGCCGGTGGACAAAATGCTCAAGACATCTTGGCTATGATTCGAGCAAGACAAGCACAGTAACGACCAAGGAAAATTGGGCACTTAGTGCCCAATTTTATACTCTTTATGAAATTTTCATTGGTATTTGATAGCAACGACTTTATCCCGTTTGAAGTTGTAGAAAACCACGAGTTGTTTGAGTTCTTTGTTGAAAAAGCCAACAAAGAAAATTGTAATAGTTTTTCAGACGACCAGTGCGTTTATCACAATTGCGATCGATTGCTAAATGAAATAAACTGGTCGCTCGGAAAAACTAACGAAGTTTTATTTTTGCTTTACGGTAAAAATTTTCCTCAGTGCGACAATGTTGTTGATTATTTCGATCAAAGGTTTTTAAACAAACAGCACGAGCAATGGGTATTTTCTCAGAAACATGTTGTTGATATTGATCAATTGAGATGGTCTGAAAATGTTGCCCAGTCTAAATTAGGTAATGTGTTACACGATGCTTATCCAGATCACATAAGAAAAATTAAATTAGCCGAAGCTATGATCAAGTTAGGTTACATCTTTCCATACGAAGAAGTTAATCTAACAGTTCATCGACTTGAATCGTTTTTTAACAATAACATAGAATTTAAAGCAGACGAAAAATGGCAAGTGTTTAATAATCCATATGTGAACAATATGATTAGCGATAATCGTCGAGTAAATTTTAGTTTTGGGTACACTTACGTTGGACGACAATGCTATAACAAATGGCAATATTTTGACAGCAATTTAGAGTGTGAAGATCATTATAATTACGAAACACTCGAATGGGCCTTTCAAGTCAGCCTTGGGAGACCAGAAACAATTGCTTATAGTCCAGAATTTTTGTCTTGGTGTCAAGACAGAAATATCAATCCGATCAGTACTCAAATACCGATAGCAAATGTCGTTGACTTAGAAAAAAATTTACAGCATTATAGAACTGTGTTATATAAAAATTCTCGCAGCAATTGTCGAGCAAGAATATCATTTTAAAAGGCATTATTATGGCAAAACCATTTGACGTATCAAAGTTTCGAAAAGAAATTACAAAAAGCATTGACGGTCTCAGTATCGGGTTTAACGATCCAACAGATTGGATCTCAACTGGCAATTATGCCCTAAACTATCTCATTTCGGGTGACTTTAACAAAGGTGTACCGCTGGGTAAAGTAACTGTGTTTGCCGGCGAGTCTGGCGCAGGTAAAAGTTATTTCTGCAGCGGTAACATTATTAAGAACGCACAAGAACAAGGTATCTTTGTTGTGTTAGTCGACAGCGAAAATGCTCTAGATGAATCGTGGATGAAGGCTTTGGGAGTAGATACCAGTCCAGAAAAACTTCTCAAGTTATCAATGTCCATGATTGACGACGTGGCCAAGACTATTGCCACATTTATGAGCGAATACAAGTCCTTGCCAGATGGAGAACGTCCCAAGGTCCTGTTTGTTATTGACTCGCTGGGTATGTTGTTGACTCCCACAGACGTTAACCAATTCGAAGCAGGCGAAATGAAAGGTGACTTGGGTCGCAAACCCAAAGCACTCACAGCCCTGGTTCGCAACTGTGTCAACATGTTTGGTAATTACAACGTGGGCATGGTGTGTACTAATCATACATACGCTAGCCAAGACATGTTTGACCCTGATGACAAAATCTCAGGTGGACAAGGCTTTATCTATGCGTCAAGTATTGTTATTGCCATGAAAAAGCTCAAGTTGAAAGAGGACGAGGATGGTAACAAGATCTCTGATGTCATGGGTATTCGAGCCTCTTGCAAGGTTATGAAGACTCGCTATGCCAAACCTTTTGAAGGCGTCCAGGTCAAGATCCCGTACGAGACAGGCATGAATCCATATTCAGGTCTGGTTGATCTGGCCGAAAAACGTGGCTTACTAAAGAAAGACGGCAATAGATTGGCCTTTACCACAACTGATGGCGAAGTTATCAAACAGTTTCGCAAGGCCTGGGAAAGCAACGAAGACGGTTGCCTGGACCGGGTCATGCAAGATTTTTCCAAGACACCGGCCGAGGTAAGTACACCTGACGTTGACGCAGAAGGAGATGTATAAATGTCAGTAGATTTAGCAGCAGCAGTATGGGAAGAACTCAAACGTTACATTGGTTCTATGGATCGAGTTGAAGCTGCAGATGCATTAGTTAATCTGTTAGTAGATAGTAATTTTGACGCAGATGAGATTCGTGATTCCTTTAGGGGAGATCCTGAAGTAAAAAAAGCACTACAGGCTTACCTAGACGACCATGCTGATGATACAGAAGAAAATGAGGATGAGGACTACGATGATTATGACGATCCTGAGGATGAGGACTATTGACCTCGAAATATTTTCCTATTAACACACAAACTGCTTGTAGACTTAAATGGGCTTGGAGTTCGTTATATCTTAATACTGGCACTACTGGCAGTTGTCACAGGGCAAGCGTTTCAACATTAACGCTAGAGGATTTTGATAATTTTCATAATACTCCAGCCAAGTTAGAAGCTAGAAAACTCATGCTTGATGGGAAATGGCCTGGAAACGGTTGCGAATACTGCCAAGATATTGAATCAGCTGGTGGACAAAGCGATCGTCAATTTCAAAACAATATTCCCGACGTTTATCCCGATGTACTAGATCGAGATTCTACTGCAATAAATGTGCAGCCTAGTGTACTTGAAGTTTTCTTTTCAAATGTATGCAACTTTAAATGTGTTTATTGTAAATCCAGTTTGAGCTCTCAGATACAAGCTGAAGAACAAAAATTTGGATCTCCTATTATCAAAGTTGGACACAAACCACTAGACAATACATATAAAAATTATGCACCTGCTTTTTGGAAATGGTTCAGGCTGCACGGGCACGATCTCCAACGATTGAATATACTGGGTGGCGAACCTTTTATACAAAAAGATTTTTTTGAATTACTAAAATACTACCAACAAAATCCAAATCCTTCGTTGGAATTCAATGTCGTAACAAATTTACATGTTACAGAAGAACGACTGAGAAATATTTGCGATTCGCTACAAAATTTGCACATCAACAGTCATGTTAAAAGAGTCGACATTTTGGTTAGTATTGACTCCTGGGGTCCTGGTCAAGAATATGTAAGGCACGGATTTAATAGAGAAATCTTTGAAAGAAATCTTAAAATATTAACAGAATATAAAGTTTTCCGTATAGGATTGCTTTCGACTGTGTGTTCTCTTACAATCAATGAATTACCAGAACTGGCTGATAAATTTCAAGAATGGAATACCTGGCAAGAAATTTTCTGGTATATGCATTTGGTTTTGCCCAACAACGATAGTCCTTTTAGTCCTGCGCTATTTGATTACGGAGTCTTCGAAGACGCAATCAATCGTACATTGACCTTGATGCCAACTAATACCTGGGACGAAAAACAAACAGTTGATACTTTTAAAGGTATAGTTAGTAAAATAAAAGAAAATTCGCAAGACAACACAGCACGACAAAAAGAGTTGATAGATATATTAAATAACATCGACTCCAGGCGCGGTTTAAACTGGCAACAGTCGTTTCCTTGGCTTAATGAAAAGATGAAAAATGTGGTATAATCGTATAGTAGCTAACTTAGCAGAAATACCTGACTTCATTTCGTATTATGAAAATGAGCTGGCAGATGCCAAACGAGATGTTCGTATTGGCGGATATGTTGAGTCCAACATCAAAGAGCTGCCGGGTGTTACTGAACATCGTTTTAATCAACTACAGGAAATCGAAGCAGTACTTAATTTTTTACACATACAATTGCGTAAAATTCGTCGCAGACATTTTCAAAAATACCTAGAAGGGTATGCCCGTGCCTTGACCAGTAGAGATGCTGAAAAATATGTGGATGGCGAAGATGAAGTCATTGACTTTGAAACCATCATTAACGAAGTAGCACTACTACGCAACAAGTGGCTGGGCATCATGAAAGGCTTAGAAAGCAAGCAATGGATGTCAGGACACATTGTTAAATTAAGAACAGCAGGTATGGAAGACGTACAGGTATGACACAATTTAGTAGTCCTGAACTCAGTCATCAACACAGCCTCGAAACTCTCAACTGCTTGTACGAGTACGATGACTTTATGCAAAGTATTACCACGGTCATTGACATGGGCTGCGGAGCTGGCCACGACCTAGAATGGTGGGCTACAAGAACCACTAGAGATGAGTCTGCTAGACCACTCAACATCAGATGTGTGGGTGTGGATCACGCTGAAGATTTAGGCATGACTCGCAAGTACAAGAACATACGCTACATTTCTAAAGATTTTGAGCAGCCGTTTCCGCCGCAGAAGAAAAAGTATGATGTGGTGTGGTGCCACGATGCTTTTCAGTATGCAATCAATCCTGTGGCCACATTGTCAAACTGGTGGTCTGCTATGAGCGACGGTGGTATGCTGACTGTCATTGTACCGCAGTCTACCAATCTTGAATTCAACGTACAGGCCTACGATCAATACGACTACTGTTATTACAACTGGACCATGATCAGCCTAATACACTGTCTTGCTGTGGCAGGATTTGATTGCGGTAGTGGATTCTTTAAGAAAAAACCCACAGACGCTTGGCTACATGCTGTGGTATACAAAAGCGCACACAAACCAATGGATCCAAGATCCACCACATGGTATCGACTGAGCGAGCTGGATCTATTACCTGAGTCTGCTATGCGTTCTATTCAGCGTCACGGATATCCAAGACAAAGAGATTTGCTATTGCCTTGGCTTGATAAAAGTTTAATGTCAATGGCACAACACTAGGAACAAGCAGTGTACGAACACTTGGGCTGGCACTTTCCTGATTTTGATCGACATTTTGCTCGTACTGTATCGCAATGGCCCGGCACTGACTATCAACAGGCCACTATTGATCAAGCTGTACAGCATGCAAAAGGATTTGGCTGTGCCGTTGATGTAGGTGGCAACATCGGCCTACACACAGTTAGATTTGCACAAAAATTTCAACAGGTGCATTCGTTTGAACCCACTGCCATCAACTTTGAATGTCTACAAAAGAACACTGAATCCCTTGCTAATGTCACACTGCATCGTTGCGGGCTAGGCAACGAAGAAACTGTGCTGTCGATCAAGTTACCGCGGGATTCCAACAACTGCGGTAACTTTTCTCTAGTTGATTTTGATGTTGATGCTGACACAGTAGAAGAATCCATTTCCATAGTGACTTTAGATTCGTTAAATCTTGTCCCAGACTTGATCAAGATAGATGTACAGGGATTTGATTATAATGTGTTATTGGGAGCTGCTGACACTATTGCACAGCATCGACCAGTGATCATCATAGAGTCTGAAACTAAAAAATCAAGAAACACCATTGGCGAATTCTTAACTGTGCGTGGCTATTCAGTGGCAGCTAAAATCCGCCATGATCAAATTTGGGTGTATTCTGAAACAATCTAGTAATGGGTTGCCCTGTGGCTAATTCTGCA